GAGGTCCTAGCGGGTATAGCCCCGGATCAGCGCCGAGGCGTAGCCGAGCATGGTGGTGCCACGGGCACCGAGCCCGGACGTCGCAAGGAACGCCTCGAGCTCGGTGACCGTGGCGAAGTCGGCCATCTACTTCTTGGCCTTCTTCCTGGGGGCCTTCTTGGGCTTCACGACGGCCTCTGCGGTCGACGTGGTGACCTTCTTCGGCTCAGGCTTGGGATCGTCGTCCCAGACCCACTCCTCGACGTCGCCATGCGTCTCGTAGTGGCCGGTCTTCATCAAAGCACCGCCGCGCCGACGGTCAGGCCCGTCACCTGCGAGTAGGTGACCGCGAGCGACCGGGCATACACGCCCGTGGGAAGCGGGTAGACCGCGGTTCCCGAGATGAACGCTGGCTGCGCCACCCCGTCGATCGTGATGACCGTGGAGTTGGCGCCCACCGTGGCGACGAGTACCGGGGTGCCCGGTGACTGCCATCCACCGGCGTTCGTGCCGGTCCCTGCGACCGTATCTCCACCGCCAGAGGCGGCTGCCATGGTCATCGCGGCGCCTTTGGCTGCAACTGTGATCGCTGCCATGTTCTGCTCTCCTTCCCTGGCTTAGGTGATCCGGATCCCGGACAGGCCCACCGGGCGAAGCAGGTGGGTCGCGAAGTAGCCGAAGATATTCAGCTCGATGTTCGCTGGGCCTTGCTTCTCGTCGTAGCGGAACGTCAGGAGCGGGGACTCCCACACCCAGACGTCCGCCTGGTTCCAGATGAGGATCTGCGAGTCACTGGCTGCGACCCCGGTGTTGGCCCAGGCCGGCTGGAACTGGAGCGAGTCGACCTGATAGCCACCGGTCGCCACGTTCGCGGCGCCGGGGGCGTTCATCCCGCCGGTCCACGGGAACAAGGGCCGCTTGGTGGTATCCAGCGCGGTCGCGAGGAGCACCGAGGCCGCCTGTCCCATCGTCGCAGTGGTCGGGAACAGGAACCGCTGGAAGGGGTACTTCGCCAGGCGCTCGCGGATATGCGCGACGAGGGTCTGGTTGTCCGTGCCCTTTGCGGTCGTGGATGCCTGCGCCCCCGAGGGGACGTTGTCCGTCGTGATCGTGCCGCCCGCGCCCGATGTGCCGTTGAGGAGCGTGTAGAGCTTCGTTTCGGTCTGACGGGCATAGGACTCCCTCATCGTGGAGAACGCGATCTGATCGATCGCCGGGTTCGAGGAGTCCACGAGCTCGCGGGTCACGACCATCCGGCCCGAGATCCCCTGAGGGGTCACGGTACGGAGGCCGAGCGCGATCGAGCCGTCCGAGGGGTTCGTACCCTCGACATGGTCCGCCGAGGCGGTGGTCGAGGAGGTGAACGTCGGCACCGTGAACGGCGTCGCGTCCGAGATGGTCCCCCGCGAGGCGTTGTTGATCATCGGGCGGCCCTTGGTGAGCTCGGTCACGTACAGGTCGGGCCGGTAGCCCGGCGGGATGATCTGCGAGGCCGTGGTCGTCGTCTGCGGAGCGAACCGCAGGTGCGAGGACAGGACCGTCGTCATCTCCTCGGACTGCTGACGGAACTTGCGGATCCGCTCGAGCGCTTCGTCGCCCTCGGGCGTGCCCTTGGATTCGATCGCGTTCCATGCGTCTCGCACGAGCGAGAAGTGCCCGGCGTCACCGCCGAACGTGTAGACAGACGGCTCCTTGAGCGTGGAGAACCGCGCCGCGTTCACCGGCTCCGGGCCGTCCTGCGGCTTCGGCATCGCCTCGAGCGCCGTACGGAACCCTGCGGACACGGCATCCCCGAGCTGCGCGGCGGCTTCGGTCTGCGCCGCGGCGAGCGCGTCGATCCGCTCCGTGAGGCTGGTCAACGCCTGATCCAACTGTGGCGTCGCCTCCTCGTCCTTCTGGTCCTGGTCTCCCATCACTTCCTCCTTGGGTGCCTGTGCTGCGATGGACTCCACGTAGGCACCGTCGAAGGCAGGGACCGGGACGAGCCCGACCATGACCAATCTCGCCCGCGTGACGTTTCGCACCGACCTATCGGCGGCGTCGTACTCCCAGCCACCTGCGTCGAAGCGTGGTTCGATGGAGAACCCGTCGAGGACCCCGTCCTCGGCCAAGGAGAGTGCGCGGTCTCCCTCTTCTCCTCGCGCGATCTTGAACTTGCCGTAGAGCCCCGCCGGGATGTTCTGCAGGTGCGTGGCGTAGGCCACGGTGCGGTCCCGGTCGTGGTAGAGGTTCAGCTTCACCCGTGACGTGTCGTTCCAGTAGAGCGAGCCCTTCTGGAACCGCCACTGCGCCGTCCCCGCGGAGTCGGTCGCTATCGCGTCCCACGGAACCACGACGCCGGCGATCGTCCGCTTCTCGGCGTTGACCGCGAAGTTGACCTCGTCGCCGCCCAGCTCGAAGACGATGCTTTCTGGTCCCTCAGATGGTTCCGTCAATCATCCCGACCTCCGGGCGACGGCGTCGGCTGGTTCATTATCCGCTACGGGAACAAGTGTTCGAGCAGGTAAGGCGGGTTTCTTCACCCGCGGGATGTCCTCGAGCTCCGCCAGTCTCTCCGGTGGGTAGAGCCCCAGAGGCTCGCCCACTGCGTAGGTGTCCATCCGCGTCTTGGTGTCCGAACGAAGGAAGGCGTCGAGGTTCGTCTTCACGTAGTACCCCCGCGGGGTCACGTCCCGCATCGACAACCGCGTCTCGATCGCCTCCATGTACGGGCGGAGGGTGAAGTCCAGCAGGTCCTGTCTGCGCTGCTCGGCGTTCTGGTAGGTCCGTGAGGTGGTGGAGACCCCCAGGTCCTCAGGGTCAACCCCCGCGGCCCTAGCGATCTCGAGGACCGCGTGCTGACGTTGGTCGCTCAGCTGGATCTGCTCGGCGTTGAACTGCAGGGCCTTGGCTTCCAAGCTCGCACCGATGAATCCCCAGACCCTGCGGCGGCGGTTCGCCTCCCACTTATCGAGGAGGCCCGTGATCTTCGCGTCATCCTCGTCGACCCGCACCCCGTCTCTGGGGGTCAGGTAGCCGAGGGGGATGGGTTCGTCGGCGTAGCCTGCCGCCGTTCGGTCCAGGGTGAGGCAGGTCCGGATGGCCCGGGCCGCGTGAACGAGCAGCGGCGGGTTGGGCCCGTAGAAGCGGATCACGTTCTCGGTCCCCACCGGGGCCCCGTCGATGTAGATCCCGCCCGTCCGGATGGGTGAACCGTCGATGTAGCTCACCCCGCTCACCGGAAGCACGGCCCATCTCCGGGGGGCGATGTAGGAGGCGTACGTCGGCCAGCCGGCGAAGTTTCGCGCGGTGATCAGCCACAAAGACTCACCCTCGAACAGGAGATCCTCGTACGTCGCTGCGAGGGTGACGATGTTCGGGATATCCGGGTCGATCTGATCGAAGAGGGTCGTCGGTGCCTCGGAGCCGGTCAGGATCTCCCGCTCGGAGTTCCTCAGGTGGATGGGCAGCGCCGCCGGCGTGCAGATCAGGTTGCGAGCCCGCATCACCGCAGGGACTTGCAAGGCTTCGGCCCTCGAGATACGCGGAGCGAGGGTCCCGCCCATCGTGAAGCTCTGCATCATCTCCGGGGGTACGGAGACCTCGAAGTTCACATCTGGCTCAGCGTCGAAGGTTCTGCCAGAGCGAGCGGCGAGCCGTGAGCGGATACTCATCCGACCGCCGTCGGCGACCCGACGTAGAGGTCGGGCGAGTAGGCGGTCGCGGCGTGCGCTGCCATCATCACGGCGATTGTAGCCCGCGAGCGGTCCGCGATGATGTAACGCTCGCCCTGTTCACTCACCTTGAGCAGCGCCGCAAGGACATGCTTCCTCAGCACCGGATCCCCGTCGTGGATCAGCAAGCCGCTTCGACGGAGGCGATCGAACGTGCCAGAAGCGGCGGTCAACCTCGCGGGGGAGTGCGGCGCTTCGACCATCGGCACCCCCCGGCCCTTGAGCAGGTCGGCGGAGCGGATGAACGCCCCCACGGGGTGCTGGACCTCGACCACGCGGTAGAGGTCGCAGAGCTCCACGATCCGGTCCTCCGTCGTGGCGAGGATGGACCTACCCGGGGTCGGCTCGAGGACCTCGGCCTTGATCGCCACCCGCTCGCCGTCCCGCATGGCGGCGATCCCGATCGCCGCGTTATGCCCCACCGAGGGAGCGAGGATGACCTCGTCGCCCTCCTTGACCTGACCGATGTCGGAGTAGAGCCGATCCCATTCCGGCCCGAGGATGGCCGGCTCATCGCCCTCGGTCCAGACGTTGCAGGTGAGCCGCGCCCACGACCCGGGGGACTCCATCGGCGAGTTATCCGGATGCCGTTCACGAAGCAGCTTCTTGGTGAGCCACGGCGCCGGGTTCACCCGGTATACAAGGGAGATGTCGTCCAGGTTGTCCTCCCCCGTGAGCGCGTGCTCGACCAGGACGAACCCCCCGGAAGGCGACGTGTAGGTCCGGCGGTGCCCCTCCTGCTCCAGGCGGTATTCCCGGGCCTTCTCGAGCAGCTTGCCAAGCGGGGAATCCAGCGACGTGCCGGCGGTGGAGATCGTGATCATCTGGGCGCCGTTCAGGAGCCCGTTGCGGTAGACGCGGTACAGCTCCCCCGTGGGGTGGCGGTGGAGCTCGTCCACCAGGGCTAGGGTGGGGATAACCCCGTCCGCGGTCCTGACCTCATGCGGCATGACCCGCAAACGTCCCGTTTCGAAGCGGATCACGTGCATCCCTTCCCGAACCTCGAAGACGCCGGCGTATCGCGTCGGTTCCCGCCGATCCCCCGGCAATGCTCGCCGCTCCAGCCCCGCGCCCTCGATGAGCTTCGTAGCCTGCTTGTGGAGGAGCGCCGCCTGCTCCCTCGAGCTCGCTCCGATCACGGCCTCCGCGTTCGGCGTCATCAGCAGGTGGTACAGGGCCAGGGCCGCGAGGAGCGTCGTCTTGCCGTTCTTCTTCGGGATCAGGATCACGAGCTCGGTGACGCCGGCGAAGTAGAAGCCGAGGAGGTACGCCTGGAACGGCCATATCCGCATCCCGAGCAGCTTGGCGAAGCGGCGGAATCCCCTCAGGCCGTAGGGCATCTTACGTATGGCGAGGATCTCAGGCGGGTACGGCGCGTCCTCGGTCGGCTTGGACCTCATGTGGGGGGGTTTCCTGAGCGGATTCGGGTGGG